GCAGATCCGTGCTGCCTTCGCGGCGTGGCGGCAGAAGCGCCGCGTCGCGGCCATTCGGCGTACCGAGTAGGTCTCACGCATACACGCTTTCGGCCTGGTCGTTCCTGAGAAGCACGGTCATCATGCGGGTGGCGGTGGCGTTGTAGGCCCCGCGGAACTCGAAGCTCGCCTCGACGCCGGCCGGCCCCTCGACCGGCGTCTTGGCCAGCGCCAGGTAGACCTCGTGCAGCGTGAAGGTGAGGCTGCGGTTGGCGTCGATCGTGTAGGAAAAGGCGAACTCCGCCGCCGTGCCGTTCTGCGCCTGGGTCAGCAGGGTGGTGTCCGCGAAGCGCGCGGTGATCTGGCCGGTGGCGCGCGCGATGCCGGGATCCACCCCCTCCACCTTCCGGTCGGCGCGGATGGTGCGGACCATCTCCATGCCGTTGGCGTAGGTGAGCCGCGCCCCGGTCACCTGCGCGAGCGCGGCGCCGTTCCGGCTGATCGCCCCCTGCGCCTTGTGGAAGGCGGTGTAGGGCGCTGAGACTGGCGTGCCCTCGGAAGAAGCGCCGCTGCGCACCGACCCCTGCCCCATCAGCCCGAAGGTTGCGGTGGCGGGGCCGGTCGGCGAGAAGTCGATCTCCAGCGTGTCGGCGCGCACGCCGGTGCAGAGATCGTAGTTCGGCACGTCCGGGTAGCCGATCTCGATGCTGTTGGAGGGCAGCGCCGCGGCGCCCGACCCGAAGGTATGGACGAAGTCCGGGCTGGTGCCGGTGGTGGTGGGCGGGCCGAGCAGCAGGCGCAGCCAGTGCCCGATGTTGACGAGATCGACCGGCACCACCGCCTGGCCCTGGACGGTGCCGGTGTCGTGGAAGGGCGCGGCCGGATCGCGGCTGGAGCCCACGCCGATGACGTCGGCGTCGAGCAGCGGCTGCTCGGCGCCGAGGTCGCAGGAGAGGAAGGGCATGCGCCGCCAGTCGCCCGCGGGCGCGGTGCCGTAGGTCGCCTCGGGGGTCATGAGCAGGCGGCAATTGGCGCCGATGGCACGGGGCATCGGGGGTCTCCAGGATCAGCGGGAGGGAGAGGCGTCAGGCCAGCGGCGAGCCGGCGACGGTGAAGAACAGCGCGACGGGGACCGAGGCAGCGCGGGCCGCGGCGGCGCCCTCGAACTCGACATCCTCGAACTCGGGCGCGCCGGGCTGCGCCCAGTCCACCGCGCCGCCCAGGGTGCGGTCTGCGGCAATGGCGGCGCCGATGGCCACGAGCAGCGCGTCGAGCAGGGCATTGCGGGCCGCCGGCGTCGCGCCGCCGACAGTGACCTCGACCTCGGCGCGATGCTCGATGGCCCAGGCGAGCGGCGAGAGGATCGCCGTCTCCTCCACGGTCTCGCCATCGCGAATGACGATCAACCCACCGGCCGGTTGGCGCTGCGGCACGGTGTCGCCGCGCAGCACCAGAGGCGCCGGATTCCTGCCGGCCAAGGCTGTGGCCAGCCGGCCGTGCAGCGCCGCGATGGCGGCCTCGCGCGCGCTCACGGCGCCGCCCTCCCGCTCTCGTCGGACGCATGCGTCCGACCCCAGGCTGCCACGAAGCGCCCGGGCAGCCGGCGCAGGCTGCGCTCGGCGGCACCCTTCACGTCCAGCCGCCTGGCGAGCGTCACCTGCGGCAGCAGCAGGAACATCGGCACCATGCCGCGCTGGAGCATGCCGCGCGCCCAGGCCTCGCGGCCCTTGCGGTGGCCGGTGCCGATCTCCGCAACGCCGCCTGCGATGAGCCGGGTGCGGCGGCGCCGGCCGGTCGGCTCCCCGGCGCGCAGCGGCAGGCACCAGACGAAGCCCCGGCCCGACCGGAAGGGGCGGAGGAAGCCCTGCCCGGAGGCGACCATCTGCGCCGGCGTCACCCGCATCCCCTTCTCACCGCGGCCCCGGCGCCCCCGCGCCGCGTTGAAGCCGGTCGGGATGGCCAGGAACTTGCGACCGCCCTTGGCGCGGATCAGCGCGCCGCGCTCGAAGGCGTCGATCACGTTCGGCACCTTGGTCCAGATGAGGCCGGCGGGCCGCAGCGACTGGCCGGTCCGCGGAAACACCTGGGAGCGCCAGGCATTGGCGATCCCCCGCGCGTTGCCGCCGAAGGTGTTGGTGACCTGCCGGCGCAGCTCCTGCTTGACCTGCTCGGTCTCTGCGCGGAGGGCCTGCATGGCCGCACGCTCGCCCTCGCGCACTTCGGCCGCCAGCACCTGCCGCAGGTCGCCGAGGATGGTGACGGCGAGCCTCACGGCCGGTCCTGGCCCCGCGGCAGGCCGATGCGGTGGCGGATGATGGCGACGGCGAGATCGTGCAGCGCCGCCTGGCCAAGATAGCCGAACACGAAGGCGAACAGGAACCGGCCGTATTCGTTGAACTCCAGGAAGCCCCCGAGCGCATAGCCGGCGCTGCCGAGCAGCGCGGCGGAGGGCAGTTCCCAGGCGAGGCACCAGCCGAAGCGCCGGCGCTCGGGGTGGTTCCAGCGCACGAAGCCCCCGGCGAGGCCGGCCGCGGCGCCGAGCAGCAGGTCGCGCAGCATCTCCAGAAGGCTGAGGGCGTTCTGCGGCATGGCGGGCGGGCTCCTATCGCTGGCAGAACACGCGCCAGGCGGTGCCAGTGGCGTCGCGCTCGGCGTGGGTGACGGTGAGCAGGTCGGGGCCGAGGGCGAAGCTGTCGCCGGCAGCGAGACCGGGCAGCGTGGCGATGGCGACCGAGAGGATGTCGGTCGCCGCGACAATCTCGGTCCCGAAGGCCTCGCCGACGCGGTCGGGCGAGGAGCGCAGGACGCGGATCGCAACCGCCGGGCCGGTGCCACCCTGCCGGTAGAGGGCTTCGACCCCGAGGTTCGGGTCCGCCACCAGCGCGGCCATGGCCTCGGCGAAGGCGTTCATCACTCGCCCTCCCCGGCGCGGTTCAGCCACCGCACCGCGGCCAGCCGCCCGGCGCAGTCGGCATGGGCGGCGTCATAGGCCAGCAGCAGCTCCGCCACCTGCTCCTGGGTCAGCCGCTCGGTGCCGGGCAGCGCCGGCGCCGCGACGCAGACCAGCAGCGCGTCAGGGAGGCGCAGCGGCAGCAGGCGGATCTCCGGCGGCGCGGCCGGCGCGCAGGCGCTCGACAGCATCGCGCAGCACAGGGGCAGCATCGGCGGCATGGCTCGGGTCACGGCGGAGGGCCTCCAGGTTCGCGCCGAGGCGCGCGGCCTGGGCGCGGGCACGCTCGGCCTCGCCGGTCAGCGCGGCGATGTGGCGCGCGTGCTCCGCCGTGGCCTCAGCGAGCGCGGCGGCGTTGGCTTCCGCCGCCCGGCTGGCCATCGCCGCGTCGAGGCGAGCGGCGTCACGCTGGACACGGAAGTTCCAGGCAATCACAGCCGTGACAGCGAAAGCCACTGCGAGACCGATCGGCAGCGCGTGCCGGCCGAGTAGCGAGAGGATCGCCGAGCCCGTCACGGGTAGGCCGTGCGGTCGAGTTCGAAATGCGGCCCGTCCCGGAAGGCGGCCCAGTCGCCGCCCCAGACGATCGGCACGCCGAGCTCCCTCGCCGCGGCCTTCATCGCCGCGCCGATCTGCTCATACAGGGGCCAGTCCCAGCGGATCTCGCCCTGCTCGACCGCGCCGTCGCCGTCGTCCAGCCAGTAGGCCAGATCGACGGCGTGGCCGGTGAGATGGCGGCTGTTCATGGTGCGCGAGGCGCCGATCGCGACCAGCCGGGCCTGGCGCTCGCGGGACCGCAGCCCCTCGGTGACGATGAACGGCACCGCCTGGCGGGCGCGCTCGACGACGCGCACCAGGTCCCGGTGCACGCGCTCGAGGCGCGCGCGATCGCGCGGCAGCAGCACGGCCATCACGCCCCCGCAGCCGGCACCCGGGCGAGCATCACCCGTACCGTCGTGTCAGCCGAGGCCGCGGTGACGGTGGCGATGCCGACCTGGTAATTGCCGGTCGCGGTGGTGGTGAGGCGGCGGTTGGTGTTGTCCCAGAACACCCGCGCCCCGGCGGAGATGGCCTGGGCGGGGTCCTTCGGCAGCTCGAACTCGCCGCGGGTCTCGCATTCGACGGTTTCATTCTGCGCGGCGTCGGAGGCCGCCACCCCGAAGAAGGCGCCGACCAGCATGCCCTGACCGGCGAGGATGCCACCGGCGTAGGGCACCACCATCGGGATGGAGCGGGCGTCGGGACGGATGCAGTTGCGCATGGAGGGGTCTCCTCTGAGGCGAGAATCGGGAAGTGGAACGAAGGCCGCCGTTGCGGCGAACCGACCCTGGCGTGTACACTTCGCGTGATCACGGAGGGTCGAATGCCTGACGAAGCCAGGGTGAGCGTGCGTGACTTCCGCGGCCGGCTGTCCGAGCACCTGCGACGCGTACAGCGCGGGCAGACAGTGGTGGTGACGTCGAATGGCGAGCCGGTGGCCCGGCTCGTGCCGGTCGAGCGCCCGGCTGCCGCGCCTCGGCCGTTCGGCTTCATGAGGGGCCGGATCCGCCTGGCGCCCGATTTCCGGGAGACCCCGGCCGACATTCTGGCCGCGATGGAGGCCGATCCCTTCCCGCCGCCTCGGCGTGGGCGGGCCGCGTGAGGCTGCTGCTCGATACGCATGTGCTGCTGTGGTTCGCGGCCGGCGATGAGCAGCTCGGGCGGAAGGCCCGCGCGGCGATCGCCGATCCCGGCAACACAGTGCTCGTCAGCGTCGTCTCCCTGTGGGAGGCGGCGATCAAGGTGCGGATCGGCAAGCTGGAGGTGGACGTGCCTGCGCTGATCCGGGAGAGCGTGCGCGCCGGGTTCGATCTGCTGGACCTGACGCCGGGGCATGTCGAACGGCTGCTGACGCTGCCGGTCTCCGACCATCATCGCAACCCGTTCGATCACCTGCTCCTGGCGCAGGCCGCGGCCGAGGGGGCGACCTTCGTCACCGACGACAGGCACGCCAAGCGCTATGGCGTGCCCATCCTCCGGTCATGATGATCAGGTGCCCGGGTTGAACCAGGCGCCGCGCCAGTCGATGGCGCCGACGCCGAAGTCGAAGATCACGCTGACCTCGATGCCGTCCGCGCCCTGGACGGGCCCGGTGGTGACCTGCGGCCCCTCGGTGCCGTTGAGGTAGCCGTAGACATAGACCGGTGCGGCGAGCGGGTCGGAGAAGAGATACCAGCGGTTCCCCGGGATCAGCGGCTCGACCACCGGCTGCACGAAGCCCGCGAAGACGTTCGCGTTGCTGGTCTGCGTCGCCGCCACCGGCACCGTCGCCTGCCGCGCCGCGAGTTCGAGGTTCGGCCCGACCAGCAGCCGCATGGTCTGGCCCGTGGAGATGGGCAGGCCGTCGAGGGTGCGCTGCTTCATGATGGCGGCGCGGCCGGCACCGATCGTCGCGGTGTCGAGCGGCGTGCCGGTCCCGGCCTTGTTGGCGCGCGCCGCACCGGTCGCGAACACCGGCGCGCTGCCGGTGGCGAGCGTCGGGCCGTCGCCGTTGGCGCTGTTCAGCAGGTTGTAGGCGGTGGCGTTCTCGAACTCGGCGACGCGGCGGCCGATGGCGGCGGCGAAGTCGGTGAAGGCGCCGAGGTCGTCGTTGACCAGCATCGGGCGCGTGACGCGGAGGCGCCGGGCGAAGGTCTGCAGCAGGACGATCTCCTGGCTCTCGGACATGGTGCCGACCTGGATCTCGCCGTTCTCGGCGAGCGGCAGCAGGGTCGGGAAATCGCCGATGCGGAGATGCCGGTGCGGCTTGAAGTCGCGGAAGTCGCGCCGGAGGAAGATCTGCCGGTAGGTCGGCTGCGCCGGCGCATAGGCCGCGAGCAGCATCTTGTTCGCGGCGGCGGAGAGCAGGGCCGGGAAGTCGCTCGTGGTGTGGAAGGCGCGCTCGGCGAGGAGCGTCGGATTGCGCGGCGGGTTGCGCTCGCCGCGGGCGCGCAGCAGTTCGCCGATCATGTCGGAGGGGCGCCAGCCCGTGAACTCGGCATGTCGCCCGCTTCCCTGCGGCTGGTAGCCGGGCATGGCGCGGGCGGCGATGGCCTCGGCCATGGCGTCGAGGATCTGCGCCGGGTCGTCGTGGCCAGGACCCGTCTCGGGACGGGCGGGGACGGACGGGCGCGGCCCCTGTGCCACCAGGGCGTCGAACAGGGCGCGGCGGGCCTCGTCGCCGGTCCAGCCCTGGGTGATGGCCTCGGCACGGATCGGGTTGATGCGCTCGGGCGGCAGCAGCGCGCGGGCGGCCTCGACCGCGGCGTCGATGCCGGCGATGCGCTCGCGCTCGGCGCGGCTCGCCTTGGCGCGGACTGCATCGAGGTCCGGCGGCGGTACGGCGCGGGTGGGCTCGGGCGTGGTGGTCACGGGCGTCTCCTGGGGCGGGTTGGACGGCGCGGCGGAGGGCGGCGCCGACGGGGCAGCAGCCGGCTCGGCCGGCGTCGTCTCGGGCATGGTGGTGTCCTCGTCAGGCAGGGCGGGTTCGATCGCTGGCGCGGGGAGGCCCTGCTCCCCCTGCGCCCGCACCGCGGCGTCCCGGTCCACCGGGACCGGGACGACGGAGATCTCGAAGGGCTCCCAATCCACCGCGCGGTGGACGGTCTCGCCGGTGGCGGGGTCGGCCCGCGGCTCGTAGCGGTGCACGCGGTAGCCGACGCTGACGGCGCGCAGCGTGCCGTCGGCGATGCGCTGCCAGATCGGCTCGACGTCAGCCGCCGTGCTGAACTGCAGCGTGGCGTAGCCACGACCGCGTTCGAGGCGGGCGGCGGTGACGCGACCCAGCACATCCCTGGCTCCACCGCGGCGATGGGTGTCGAGCACCGGGGCGCAGCCGGAGCGGAGCGTCGCCATCCGCACCGCGTTGGGCGACATCTCGAGTTCCTCGGTGATCAGGCCGAGGGAGGGGACGAAGTTGCGGGCGCGTGCGCCGGTGGACCACACCACCTCGACGGTGCGCGCGGCGCGATCGACGGTGGCCGGCGCGGCGATGGCGCGCTGCGCGACGATCGACTGCCCCGGAGTGTGACCGGGCGCGACCGGGGCCGGTCGATCGGCTGCAACATCCTGGTCCGACGCAGGGTCTCCCCCGCCCGGTTCGGTGGTCTCGGTCATGTGGATATCCCTGGGGAGAAGCCTGGGACGATCTGTGGACAGGCGACGCTCAGCCCGGCTCCGCCTGGCTCGCAGTCGGCTGGCGCAGTGGAGCCGCCGCGCCCGTCGCGGCGATCTCGATGGCGGCCATCTGCGCGGCGTCCTGGGCGGCGCCGGACTTGGCGACCCGACGCGGGTCGGTGTCGAGCGCGAGGCCGGCGTCATCCAGCAGCGCGTTGGCCTCGCGGATCATCTCCACCGCCGCGCGGAAGTCGTAGCCGAAGGCCCCTGCCGCCTCCGGCTGCGGCACGAAGCCCGCCCTGACCTGCGCGATGAGGGCGGTGGTGTCCTTGAGCGGGTCGATCATCTCATGCGCCGGCGGGACATGGCTGACGCCGTCCGGCATCTCGGCGTCCCACAGTCCGAGCAGCGCGCCCTGTTGGTGAAAGCGGTCCGCGACGGGCCGCACCAGCATCGGGATGAGCATGCCGTACTGCACCTGCTCGCAGAGGCGGCGGAACTCGATCTTGCCGGCGCGCAGCGAGGAGTAGTTGGCCTGCGTCAGGTCGCCGGACACCTGATCGTAGGTCAGGCCCGCGCCGACCGCGGCGGCCTCCAGCGCCCGGCGGGCGAAGGCGGCATGGCTGCCGCCGCCCGAGGGGTTCACCACCTCCACGCTGCCCATGCCGCGGCGGTAGAGGATCATCCCCGGCTCGAAGCTCTCGACCGCGCGGCCCTGGGCGTCGCGGAGCAGGCCGGACGCCGTGCCGGTCAGCGCCTCGTCGCCCTCCTCGGTGACCACTGCGGCGAGGCAGGCCTCGATCTTGGCCTTCATCAGCAGCGCCGCCTCGTAGTCGCCGAGGTCGCGCAGCCGCAGCAGCACCGGCGCGAGCCAGGAGACGTCGCGCAGCTGGCCGGGGCGGCGCTTGCGATAGACGTGCAGCACCTCTGCGGCCGGGATGCGCTCGCTCGCCATCCGGACGCCTGGGAGCATCCACGCGCCCGGATGGGTCGGGAACAGCCAGTAGCCGACCGGCTCGCCGGCCTCGCCGAGGGCGATGCCCTGGATGGTCGGGGCGCCCTCCACCATGCCGTTGCGCGCGGTGTCGAGGTGGTCGCTCTCCAGCACCTGCAGCCGGAGGCCGATCGGGTTGGCGGCCGATGGCGGCACCATCAGGAAGCGGATGAAGCATTCGCCGCTCTCGACCACGGCCCGCATCACCAGCGCCTGCAGCCCGTAGAGGTCGAGCCGCCCCTCGGCGTCGCAGGCGGTGCTCTCCGCCCAGCGCTGCCAGGCGCGGCGATGCGGATCGTCCGGCCAGCGGGTGGTAATGCCGGCGCCGACCGCATTGCCGGTCCACAGATCGACGATGCGGCTGGCATAGGGGTCGTTGCGCACGGCGTCGCGCGCGCGGCGCGCCACCGTCGCCGCGGCCAGGCCGACCTCGGCATTGGCGCTGCCGCCCGAGGGCGCCCAGACGGAGGCGCGATGGTCCTGCGCCGCGGCGTAGCCGCGGAAGGCCCGCCAGGCTCGGATCATCCGCTCGATCACGTGCCATTGCCCCGCGAGAAGGAGGCGAGCGTCGCCGCCGGCCTGCGCGCTGCCGTGGTCTCGGCGCTGCGCAGGACGGCCAGCGCCCGCCCGAGTTCGTCCAGGCTCCGGTATTCCACGGTGCGCCCCTCGAAGCTCACGCGCGTGGTGCCGCCCGTGTAGGCGGCAGCGAGGGCGGCGGCGCGGCTGCCGGGCGGTTGCGCCAGCGCCCAGGCGAGAACGGCCGGGTCCATCACGCGGCCCGGAGCGTCGGCAGCGGCGTCGCCGCGTTGACCAGATAGGACAACCCGGTGGGCGGGTTCGGCATGATCGGCACGCCGGCCTGCCAGGTCAGCGGCGCGAAGAACCCGTTCTCGCTGCCGGTGCCGCCGCCCGATCCGCCATCGGCCGAGGTCGAGCCGAGTAGCAGGGTATTGCCCCCGCTGAACACCTGGTTCGAGGTGCCGCGCACCGAAGGCGCGCCGGAGAAGCACAGCAGCAGCCACCAGATGCCGGCCGAAATCCAGCGCGGTTGCGCGAAGGGGCAGATCGCCGATCCGACCGTGGTGTCGGCGTCCACGAGCGGTTCCTCGATCACGGCGCCCGGTCGCCCGGCGCCGTTGTCGGCCGCCAGCGCCATGCGCAGGAAGCCCGCGGCACCCGTGGTCACGCTCACCGCCATGGCCGAGAACAGGCCCGGCCGGGCGAGGAGGTAGGGCACGCAGTAGAGCCGGTTCGCCACCATCGCGAGAGACGCCCCGACGGCGCGCGCATGCTGCGAGGCGTAGAACCGCCCCGGGACGTAGGGCAGCATCGCCGGCGCGGGCGGCAGGTAATGCTGGAACAGCGCGGTCATGCCAGCGGCCGGATGCCGAGGGTGATGGTGCGGGCGGCGGCCTGGCTCACCGGCGCGGCGGCGAGGCCGGAGCGCAGCCGCAGCCAGCGCCAACCGAGCAGCAGGGTGGGTGGCAGGGTGAGGGCCCGGCCGGCGGCGACGGTCAGCACGACCTCGTTGCCGAGATGGTCATGGAGGTCAGCCCAGGCCGTGGGCTCGCCCTCGTCGAGCGAGCCCTGGACGGTGAGCGGGGCGTCGGTCCAGGCGGCGGGCAGCAGCAGCAGGCAGACGCCATAGCCGACGCTGGCGACCGGCGCGCTCAGCGCCTGGCCGGCGGCGATCGTGGTGCGGACCGGGACGAGGGCGGTCATGAGGGTCTCCATGGTCAGCGCAGCCAGCCGCCGCGCGGGGCGAGCCAGGCGCGGGGACGAAGGTCAGGTGGCGTGGCTGGCCTATTGGTCGTGACCGGCGCCGCCTCGTCTGCCGAGGGCGGCTCCGCCGCCGGCAGCGACAGCGCATCGGCCATCCGTGCCCAGCGCCCCTCGCCCCAGCCGTCCATGCCGAGCGCCGCCGCCGCGGCGCGGGCATAGACGCGGCAGTCGAGCGCCTCGTTGCGCTCGCGCGTCTTGACCCACTCCAGCCGGCGGAAGCCGTTTTTCCCGGCGCGCGCCACCAGCTGCTCCGCCGTGAGCTGGCGACAGAACTCCTCGCCGGCAGCATGCATCGGCAGGTGGACGTAGCCGGGCGGGAAGGGCTCGCCGCTCTCCTCGGTCGGCCGGTCGAGCTTGAGCCAGCCATAGGTCTCGGCCTTGAGGAAGGAGGATCCCACCGGCCAGACCTTGAGCCCGCCGAGCTTGCGCCCCTGCCGCCGCACCTCCGTCGCCGCCGGCTGGCCGACCGCCGCGCGCAGCCCGTCCTGGCCCTTGACCGCGATGGCGCGGCCCGCGCCGGCGCGGCGCACGAAGGCGTAGACCTCCGCCGTGGTCATGCCGTCGCCGCTGTCGATCGCCGCCATGGCGATGGGCAGGCGGTGGCCGGAGGCATGTCGCCAGGTCTCGCCGAGCAGCAGGCGAAGATCCTCCCACACCGCTGCCTCGAACGGGTTGCCGGCCAGGACGCGGTGCTCGACCAGCCAGGACTGCCGGTCCTGCCCCCAGGCCCAGACCGAGGCCTCGAGCCGGTTGCGCTGCACGTCCACGCCGGCGGTGAGCAGCAGCCCGCCCATCGGCACGGTGCCGGCCGGCCAATACTCCCGCCGGTCGTAGAGCCGCTGCCAGTCCGGCGCCTCGCCCGCCTCCTGCCAAGTCTCGCCGAGCACGGTGTTGCGGAAGGTCTTGATGGCCCGGTCGTCGCCCTGCGCCGCAAGCCAGAGCCGCGCGATCTCCGACCAGGGCATCCAGCCGGGCGGCGAGTAGAGCGCCGAGATGTGAAAGCCGATCGCGTGCGGGTCCGTCGCCGTGGCACTGGCCCGCCATTCCCCCGCGGCCAGCATCGCCGCCTTGTGCTGCTCCCCGATCGCGCCGTCGCAGGCCTCGCAGAGGTAGCGCGCCGTCTCGGGCTCGCCCGCGTCCCACACCAGCCGCTCGAAGCGCAGCCACTGCATCGCCCCGCAGTGGGGACAGGGCACGAAGTAGCGCCGCTGGTCGGTGGCGAGATACTCGCGCTCGATCCGCGACAGGCCGGCGATGGTCGGCGTCGAGACCAGGAACACCTTGCGACGCCAGCCGAAGGTGCGGGCGCGGGCCTCGGCCAGCGCGATCGGATCGCCCTCGCCCTCGACGTCGCCGGGATAGGCGTCGATCTCGTCGAGGAACAGGAAGCGGGCCGACATGGAGCGCAGCCCGACCGCGCTGTTGGCGCCGGTCATCACCAGCTGGCCGCCGGGGAACTCCTTCGAGAGCTGGCGATTGCCGCTGTCCCGCGAGCGGGCCGGTGCCACGCGCTCCCGGATCGCGGGCGTCTCCTCGACCAGCGGATCGATGCGCTGGTCGGAGAAGCGCTTGGCCAGTTCCGTGGTCGGCTGCACCGCAAGCATCGGCCCCGGCGCGTGGTGGATGACGTAGCCGATCCAGTTGTTGCCGCACTCGGTGCCGCCGACCTGCGCGCCCTTCATGAACACCACGCGCCGCGCCGGGCACGCCGGCGACAGCGCGTCCATCACCTCCTTCAGGTAGGGCGTGCGCGCGGTCCGCCACGGCCCGGGCTCAGCTGAGCCGCGGCTGCCGAGCAGGCGATGCCGGTCGGCCCATTCCGACACCAGCAGCGCCGGTTCCGGCATCATGCCGTCGCGCCAGGCCT